TCAGGCGGTCGGGAAACCCAAAAGCTCCAGGATCCCGTTCGCCGCCTGGAGGGCGAGGCCGGGCTTCTCCTCCAGGAGGGCCTTCCAGGCCTCGGGCTCCTCGGCGAGCTCGGCGGTGAACTCAATGGCGGCGCTCACCGGGACCCGGGAGATGCGGGCGGTGAGGCGGTTGATCTGGTCCACGGTGGGGCGCTTGAAGCCGAAGCGCCGGCCCCCGTGCTCAAGCGTGTAGAAGGGCTTCTTCTCCATCCCTCACCTCTAGCTGTGTTCCACGCCGCCCAGGACGGTGAACTCCAGCTCCACCGTGACCTTCTCGGTGTCCTGCTCCACGCCGCCGAAGGAGCGCTTGGTGAAGAGGCAGTCCTTGAGGGTGTCGGTGACGGTCGCCGTCCCCTTGTCGTAGGAGACCACGATGTCAAAGGGCTCCAGCTTGAAGACGTTCCCCTCGGGGGCGGCGGCCCGGAGGCGGTCGTACTCCTCGCGGAGGAGGGTGAGCTTCCCCGAGCCCTCCCAGTTCCCCTTGGTGTAGCCCCTGGGCGTGCGCCCCTTGCCGAAGATGGCGTTGACCTTCTCCGAGTCCTCGTAGTCAATGGAGAGGACGTCGGCCAGGGGCACGCCCTTCACCTGGATGCTGATGTGCTCCCAGTCATAGTAGCGGCCGTTGATGGGCATGTTTTACCTCCTCACGCCTTGGCCTGGGCCAGGAAGGGGTTCTCAAAGCCGATGTCCAGGATGATCTCCCGGAGGTAGCCCAAGGGAACGACCCGCACCTGCAGGAGGAGGGTGCGGGAGGCCAGGATGTCCTGGCCCGGGGGCACCACCACCCGGCCCCGGGCGATCTCCCCCAGGGACTGCATGACCCGGAGAGGGGTGTTGGCCCGGGCGATGAGGCTGGCCAGGGAGGCGTTCAGGTCCGTGGGGTCCACGTGCCACTGCACGAAGTCCAGGAGGGCCTGGCGGACCTGGGTGACCGCCTTGTCCATCACCCTCCGGTTCTGGACGATGAGGTAGTCGCTGGTGGGGGGCGCCGCCATGCGGCCGTCCACCAGGTAGACCCCGTCCCGCCCGATGAGCCGGTAGACGGTGGTGAAGCCGGCCGTGTCCAGGGCCAGGGCGTGGGCGTTGTTGAAGAGGCTCTTCTTGCCGTAGTCCGTCTGCACGAAGGGGGCCACGGCCACCACGCCGGGGAGGGGCCCCAGCTGGACCCAGGCGGGGGAGATATGGACCCGGTTCTTGGAGATCCGGGCCCCCACCCGGGCGGCCAGGCTCTGGACCTCCAGCCTCCCGCTGAGGGTGTCCACCACCTCCCCCCAGGCGGCCACGATCATGACCCTCTTGGAGGTGAAGCTCCCCTTCTCCGTGAGCCTGGCGTTCACCCAGGCGTCCACGTCGTTGCCTGGCGCGGCGGTCTCGGTGAGGAACCAGATGTAGCGGAACCGGCCCTCCGCCTCCGTGGCCAGGGCGTCCAGGGCGGCCCACATGGCGGCGTCGGTGGGCTGGGCCACCTGGATGTACTCGTAGAGGATGGGGGCGTTGAGGGCCTCCCGCACGGCGGCCTGGACGCTGGAGACGCTGGCCTTGGGGGCGGTGGCCTGGAAGCGGTAGACCGCCCCCGCGGTGTAGGTGCCGGTGCCGAAGTTGAGGGTCAACCCGGTGCCGGGGAGGCTGTAGCTGGCGGCGGTGACGATCTCGGCGCTCACGGTGTCCCCGCCGTCCAGGCTGTAGGTGAAGGTGGCGGTGCCCACGGCCCCGCCCCGGACGATCCGCACCACGATCTCGTAGGCGTCCAGGGGGCTTCCGCTCACGCTCACGGCGGGGGAGTCGGGGTTCCCGCTGTCGGCGGTGACGCTGCCCGCGATGTCCGCAGAGGCCCGCACCGCGTAGACCTGGCCGCCTCCGTAGGCCAGCTGGTCGGCCACGGCCCGGGCCAGGGGGCCGGTGCCGAGGAGGGTGGGCACCTGGGAGAGGTCGGAGAGGCTCACCACCTGGTTCACGGGCCCCCTGGAGGAGACCCCCACTACCACCCGCTGGCCGTCCCCGCTGGGGGCCACGATGCCCAAGCCCCCGTCCTGGATCTCGGGATAGACACCCGGAAGTCTAGCCACGCCTCACCTCCCTACTCCTTTGCGGTGGGCCCCTGGAGGAACTCCCTCAGGGCCCGCTCAAACTGGGCCCGGGAGACCCGGGTCCCCACGGCCCAGCCCATCCGCACCCGGAGGCCCGCCAGGGCCCAGGGCTCCACCTTGAGGAGTTCGGCGAGCTCCTCCACGGTGGGGTCGGGCTGGGCGATCTCCTTCTCCACTTCCTTGGTCTCCTTGGGCATGTCACACCTCCTCCACGAGCCCTTCCACCTCCACCGCCACGGGCACCCAGTCCACCCCCTCCAGGAGGTAGACCTCCACGGGGATCTCCAGGGCGAGCCCGTTTTCGGGGAGGAGGAAGCCCTCCTCGTCCTGATACGACAGGGCGATCTCGTCCAGCTTGGCCTGATAGGACCCCCCGGCTTCCAAGGGGGTGTGCCAGAGATAGAGGAGCACCCCCACCAGGAGGCGGTCTAGCTCCTCCTGGCTTCGGGCATAGAGTTCCAGGCGGGCCCGCACGAGCCCGCGATACAGGGTCCGGGTGGTGCGCTCGGGCCCCGCCTGCACCCGGCTCCCGTCCCGCCGCAGGCTCCCCGAGGTGAGGGCGAGGAGGGCGGCGGGCACCGTCCGGTAGGCCTCCTCGCGGCTCCGGCGCACGAGGACCCGGGTCCGGGGAAGCCCGGCGTGGACGCAGGCCTCGGCGAGGTAGGCGAGCACAGGGGCGGTCATCTCCGGGAAAGCCACTCCAGGAGGAGGGCCTCGGCCTCCCGGCGGTCCTCCTCGGTGAGGCCCAGGAACGGCCGGGCGGGGATGCGCACCTTCCTCCCCCGGCCCGCCCTTCCCCCGAACTGGTGGATGGCGGCGTAGACCAGGTTGGTGCCCACGGCGATGGCGTTCCCCGCTACCTTCCAGCCGATGGAGGCCTTGAGGCGCCCGGTGCGGATGAGGGGCTTCCGCAGGGCCACGCGCCGCTGGGCCCGGGCGGAGAGGCCTCCCTTGGCGCGGTCCCGGCCCACCTCCCCGAGGAGGGTGGCCGGGGAGAGGGGCGGCCAGGGCCGGCCGTCCGGCCCCCGGCTCTCCTCGAAGCGGCGTTGGGTGCGGGCGTGGACGCCCTCGGCCACCGCCCGCTTCACCGCCTCGGGGACGCCCCCGGAGAGGCGGTGGAGGTGCCGGTGGAGGTCCCGCCAGTCCCCCCTAAGCCGCACGCCCATCAGAAGTCCTCCAGGCTCTCCCGGCTGAAGACCCGCTTGCCCTGGACCTTCGCCCCGCCCTTGGGCTGGGCCGGGGCCGAGGCGGGGGGAAGGGGGAGGCTGGCCTTGCCCAGGGCCACGTCCTTGAGGAAGGCCACCGCGTCCCGGTACCGCTGGAGGAGGACCTCGTCGGCGGTGCCGGGTCGGATGCCCCGCCTGAGGGCGAGCCGGTAGACGGCGATGTCCAGCGCCTTGGCCCGCAGCACCTCGGGCAGGGCGGGGAGGGGGAGGGCGTAGCGCTGGGCCAGGTAGCTCTCCACCTCGCCCCAGGCCTCCCTGAGGGCGGCCTGGGCCCGGGCCTCCCCCTCCGGGGTGAGGACCCCCGCCCCCTCCTCGTCCACCAGGTAGAGGAGGGTGTCCAGGGGGAGGGCGTGGCGGAGGTCCTCTAGGGTGATCATCAGGAGCCGGCGCCGGTGGAGCCGTAGGCCAGCTGCCAGTAGAGGTAGCCTACGGCCTTGCGCTCGTACACGCCGAAGACGTACTCGTTGTGGCGGAAGACGTGGTCGTCCTCGGGGTCGGTCTTGGCCACCCACTCGGGGTCCATGCGCCGCTGCAGGATGAGGGGCTTGATGGGCCGCGAGCCGTCCACCAGGAACCAGTAGCCGGCGTAGCTGTCCACCAGCCACGGGTTGACCAAGACCTCGGCCGCCCCGTAGTCGGGGTTGGCCCCTCCGTTCGGCAGGGTCGGGACCCCCACGATCTCCGTGGCGGTGGGGGCCAGGTGGGGGCCCACGATGAGGAGCGGGCGGTCCAGGAAGAAGCCCAGGGGGTAGCCCCGGCTGTCCTGGAGGCTGCGCATCCTGGCCAGGGCCTCCCGGAAGGCCTCCCGGGTGAGGGGGTCGGTGCCGGCGTTCTGGTAGTTCTTCTTGCCCACCCGGTGGGTGCCGAAGAAGTTGGCGCCATCGGGCCCCTGGGCGCTGAAGCCCTTGAGGAGGAGCTGGGTCACCAGGTAGTCGTCGTGCTGCGCCCAGCGGAAGGCGTACTCGCGGGCGTTGGCGCCCACCTGGTCCAGGAGGTCGTCCTCCACGTCCTTGCGGGCGATGGCGAAGGTCATCTCCCAGTCGGCGTTCTCCAGGTTGATGGTCTTGAGGCTCAGGTTCTGGACCTGGCGCTCCCCCTTCCACTCCCGCATGGTGGGGAAGTCCTCCAGCCAGGTGTAAGTGCCCACCCTCCCTTCCGTCCTGGACTCCAGGGCGATCCTGTTCCAGAAGGGGCGGTACTCCTCCCGGGCCTGGAAGACCAGGGCCCGGAGGGAGCGGGAGAGGGCGTCCAGATTCTCCCTGTTGAGCAGCATCACCACACCTCCACCCAGACGTAGCTTCCGTCTACCCGGAGGGCCCGGCCCGCCGTGGAGCGGCCGGAGCCGCCTTTGGCCACGGTGTTGGGCCCGGTGGCGTAGACGTCCTTCCCCACCTCCGTGGGCCCCACCGGGTCGGCGGGGTCGTTCTCAAACCGGAACACCCCGCGCCGCACCAGGACCTCCGTGGCTCCGTCGGCGCCCCCGGTGTTGTCCACGCTCTCCTGGGCCACGCCCAGGGCGATCTTGCCGGTGCCAGGCCCGGCCTCCTCGGCGTAGCCCCCCGAGACCATGACCAGCGCCCCTTGCCGGATGCGGGCGCCCGCCCGGACCGGCAGGGCGATCAGGTACTCGTCTAGCCAGCGCTCGGTGTCAAACATACGCTACCCCCACTTCCTCCACGCCTCGTCCTTCACGCCCAAAGCCCGGCGCAGCCGCTCGGCGGGGTCCTCCTCCAGGGGGGCCCTGGGGGCCTCGGCCCGGGGCAGGCTGGTGGGCACCAGCCGGGGCATCCCCTCTAGCGCCTTGCGGGCGGCCTCCAGATCGGCCCGGGCCTGGGCCAGCCAGAACTCCCGCTGGTGGGGCAGGATGCGCCCCTCCTCCAGGGCGGCCCGCACCAGGGCGTGAGCCTTCTCCTCCCGGGTCTCGGCCCTAAGGGCCTCCAGCTCCGCCCGGGTCCTCTCCAGCTCCGCCAGGGCGTCCTGGGCCGCCAGGAGCCTGAGGAGCTTGGCCTTCAGCTCCGTCTCGTCCTCGGCCCCCAGGCCCACTTCCAGGACCACCCGGCCCACCCGGGCCTCGGCTAGGGTCCTCTCCAGGGCCTGGAAGGCCTCGTCCTCCGTGGCCTGGGGCGGGAGCCCCAGGGCCTGCCTCAGTCTTTCCAGCATGTCCGCCTCCGCTTCTATGCGCTTCTGCATCCGGATGCCGGGGGTATTCGTGAGCGCGAAGGAGTGGTAACCCAAAACCTTATGCCTGCCCAGCTCGTCGGGCCGGGGGTCGTAGTAGAAGACGGGGCTTATGTAGGCGTATTCCCGTCTACTCACCCTCTCCCGTCCCGTCTCCGACCACTCCACCAGGCCGTAGACGAAGCCGTCATCCCCCACCTCCAGCCCGGTGATGAAGCCCGCCGCCGGGGCTTCCTGGCCCTGGCCCTCCTCCACCCGCACCGTCTGGTGGTGGAAGTCCAGGACCCAGGGCACGCCCCGCTCGGCCAGGTCCCGCAGGGCCGCCTGCAGGCTCTCCTCGTCGTAGAGGAAGACGGTGCCGTTCCCCACGAACTCCCCGAAGGGGTGGAGGGGGATGCGGCTAGGCGCCTCGGCCAAGGCGGCGCGCAGCGTGCCGGAAAAGGTCGGGGTGGAGGTATTGATATTCCCGTGAGAGCCGGTCAAACTCGGCATAGGGCCTCCTCAGGACCACGCCCCAGTAGGCTCGGTTCTCCAGCCTGGCCGTCTCCGGGGAGAGGGGCCACCGGGGGGCCTCAGGCCCCGGCGGGGGCGCTTTGAGGGCCCGCGCCTTTGCGAAAGGTGCCGTCCCGGTTGAAGATGGCCACCACCGTGTCAATGGCCCAGCCCACCACCGAGTCCGGGAGCCAGGCGGGCCAGAAGCCGATGATGGAGACCACCAGCTCCTTCACCCGCTTCAGGGCCTCCTCCTTTTTCTGGATGCCTGGGACCCCGTCCATGAGGTCCTCCACCACCAGGACCGCGAGGGCGGTGGCGGCGAAAATGATCTTCAGAACTCTCAGCACGCTTCCCTCCGGTGGGGGTAAAAGATTTACCCCCTGGGTTTCCCCAGGGGGCACTTACCCAACCTTAGCTCTAAGGTACCACGGGGGGTGGGGGGGTGTCAACCTGGGGGGCGTTCAGGCTGGAAGGCCCTACCGGATAGGCGGTCCAGTGTCAAGGGAAAAGACCTTGGGTAGGTGTTTTCCCTTGCTCTGAAGGGCCTGTTTGTGCTATAATCTGCCCCCTCATTCCAACCGGCTCCGCACCTCCACCACCCGGCCCACGATCTCGGCCACTTGGTCCACGGGGATGACGGGAGGGCCGTTGGGCTCCTCGGGGTTGGTGGAGTACAGGGTGCCATCCGGCCCCATCCGCTTGACCACGTAGCTGTCCTCGTCCAGCCGCGCCACCACGATGGCCCCGGGGTGGCCCTTGTCCTGGGTGTTGACGATGATGATGTCCCCATCGCAGATGGGCCGCTTCCCGGCGCACATGGAGTTCCCCCGCACCTTGAAGGCCACTAGGTGGGAGGCGCTTCCCTTCACCCGCACGGGTACGGTGCGGTCGCCGATCTCCTCCAGCTGGGCGGGGCCGCCGCCCACGTAGCCGAGGATGGGGACGTGCGCTTCGTGCCGCCTTAGAATAGGTACCTCGTCCTCATATAGCTTGGCGATCAGCTCTTCCACGGGGATGTCAAGGGCGGCAGAAAGTTTGACCACGGTGTCTAAAGAGGGCTTTATCCACTTATCGCCCACTTTTCGCCCCAAAACGAGGTTGTATACGGTGGTCCGCCCGAGGCCGAAGGTATCGGCGAACTCCTCCAAGCGCCTCATACCGAGGCGCTTCATCGTAGCCAGGATTTCTTCGGCGAAGGGGCCTTCTAGCTTGACCTTTTCCTTGTCCAGCTTGGTGATTTGGCTCATCTCCCAGCCCCCCCTTGACGCACATGCGAGATTAGGTTAAGCTACTCGCAGGTGCGTGTAAAGAGGCGTGGCTATGGTGAACCGAGAAAAGCTCAAAGCCCTCATGCTAGCCAAGGGACTGCGCCCCGTGGACCTGGCCCGCCTTAGCGGCCTTTCAACGGGGCACATATCCCAGATTCTCAAAGGCGAGCGTTCCCGCCTTGAAGTGAAGACGCTAGCTCGTTTGGCGAAGGCGCTCGGCGCAGATATGGAGGATCTGCTGGAGGACGAGCATGTGGCTTCCCATTGACGATGCCGCCACGGCGTTTGGGGTTTCGCGGCGATGGGTGGAGAAGCTCGTGCGCCGCTATAACCTCCCCACCCGCAAGGAGAAGGCGGGCCGTAGCTACCGGACGTTGGTTGACGTGGGTTCTCTCTCCCTGCTCCTGAAGGGCGGAGCGTCTGAGCGCCCCCCGGAAGCCCAGAGCTCTCCAGAACCGCCCCCCTCCGAAAAGCCCGAATGGTTCGCCATCGCCCGCATCGCCAAGGAGTACCAGGATCTTCCCCGGGGCCTTCGGTGGGAGCTCCTGCAGAAAGAGGCCAGCCGCCTCGGGGTGACTCCCAGCTACCTGGCCCGGCGGGTGCGGGAGTACTTGGAGAAGGGAGCCCAAGCCTTTCGCAAGGGGCGGCGTGACAAGGGTGGGCACCGCGTGCCCGCGGAACTCAGGAGGCTCGTGGTGGGACTTAAGCTCGCCCACCCCAAGGCCTCAGCCCGGCGCATCCTCCGAATCATCGCCCTGAACGATGAGCGGGTGCTCTATTATCGCCCCTATTCCACGGAGACTCTGTTCAAGCTGTCTGAGGCTACCGTGCGCCGTATCCTGCGCAAGGCCGAGGAGAACCCCGCTTTCCGCTGGGCCCTCCTCACGGAGGAGGGCAGGCGGGAGTTCGCCCGCACCTGGGCGGGGCACGTCCTGGCCGAGTACCCCATGCAGATGGTCATGGTGGACATGACTCGGTGCGACACCTTCGTCTACATCCCCGAAGAGGACCGGATGGTGCGCCTCCGCATCCATGCCGCCATAGACGTGTTTTCCGGGGCGGTGCCCTCCTTGGTGTTCAGTCGGGAAGAGGGGCAGGTCCCCACGGATCAGCTGCTCATCCTCATGACCCAGGACAAGACTCCTCTGGTGCCCGACTGGGACGTGCGCGGGGTGCCTGAGAAGATTTACTGGGACAACGGCAAGGTCTACCGCTCGCAGCAGTCCGAGCGGTGGGCCAAAACCTTGGGCGTAGAGCTGATCTACTCCCGCCCTCGGGTCTCCCACACCCGGGGCAAGGTGGAGCGGTTTTTCGGGGCTTTTCACAACATGTTTGAGGCCCTCCTCCCGGGATACGCCGGTCGGGACGCTACGGAACGGGACTCGTCTGAACTCAGGCGCCTCTTCCAGAACACCCGGCGCTGGGTCTTGGAGGGCATGCCCCCCGAGCGGGACCCCTGGCCGGAGCGCCTCCTTCTGGAAGACGAGTACAAGCAGAGGGCCCTGCAGTGGCTCATCGGCTCTTGGCACCGGGAACCCCTGGAGGATGGCCTGAGCCGCAAGGATCTATTCCGGGCCTTCGTGCCCAGACACCGCCTGCTGGAGTTCCATCTAGAAGATCTCTACCTCCTCACCGCCTACCAGGCGGAGCGGAAGGTGCGGGGGAACGGCACGGTGGAGTACCGGGGCCGCATCTGGTACCTGGACCCCAAGCAGGGCAGCCTCCTCCCCTGGCAGGGGCAAAAAGTGGTAATCCTGGACGTCCAGGTCCTTCCTGGCCAGCCCCTCCGGGTGGCTCTAAAGAACCCCGACGGCACCCTCAAGGTGCTCGGGGAGCTCCTGCCCGAGCCCCTGCGGGCCGACAGCCTCGAGGCCCGCGCCAAGCGGGCGGCGGACAGAGCGGCCATCCGGGCCCTGCAGGAAGAGGCGAGGCGGTTGGTGGAGGAGCTGGCTCCCGCCGTGCGGATGGAGGAGATCCTGGAACGCCTCTCCGGGCTTGCGCCCCTGCCCGCCCGGAGGGAACGCGTGGCTCTGCGGGCCCAGCAGGAGCTTCCCGCCCCCTCTCCAGAGGAGGTGGCCAAGGCGGCGGCGGAGTTGGAGGCCGAGCTGGAGGACGACCTGATCCTGGATCCCATCGCCCTGGGGGAGCAGTGGCTCCGCGAGCGGGGACACCGCTTCCCAGGCGAGGAGGAATAGGAGGTAGCGCATGGCGAAGAAGAACGGTGGAAACGGCGACTGGACGGCCCTCATTGACGAGGCCCTGGGCATCGTCATGGGGGAGGCGGACCTGTGGAAGGACCCCCGGGAGGGCTTCATCCCCACCGAGGGGGCCAAGGCCCTCCTCGGGCACCTCAACCTGGTGGCCCAGGAGGCCTTCCCCCTGGCTCTGGTGGTGGGTCCGGCGGGGGTGGGGAAGACCCTCACCTGCAGGTACTGGGCCCGGGAGCACGAGGCCCCCTGGGTGCGGGCCCAGCCCAGTTACAGCCCAGCCGCCCTTTTAGAAGACCTGGCGGTGGAGCTTCGCATCACCCGCACCCGGACGTTCCGCGTCCTTCTGAGCATGGTGCGGGACAGCCTTCTCATGGCCCCCAGGGTGGTCTTCGTTGACGAGGCCCAGCTCTTGGACCGCCCCACCCTGGAGACGGTCAAGTTCCTGGCCGACGAAACCGGGAGCTCCTTCGTGCTCATCACTTCTGAGGAGTTTGAGGGGTCCATCCGCCGTCACCGGGACATCGAAAGCCGCATTGGGACCATCGCACGGATAGGCCCCATATCCCTGCGGGAGACCCTGGCCATTTACCGGGACTCAGGCTATTCCCAGGAGGCCCTGGCCGAGGTACACACCCTCACCGGGGGCATCCTGCGGGACATCGTGCGCCTCGTGCGCCAGATGGACCGGGTGGTGGAGTTCAACGCCGGTAGAGGCCTCACCAAGGAGAGCTTCGGCCCGGTCCAGGTGCGCCGGGTGGCGAGCCGCTTGAACCTGGCGGGGGGTGGGCGATGAGGTCCAAGAAACCCCCTGAGATACCTCCAGTCAAGTCGGAGGGCACGTACATCTACCTTGCCGAGGGGGGGAGGTGGCCGGAAAAGCCGTATGTCATCCTGACCACGGCCCTTTTTTGGCTTCACGAGGGGATGCTTCTGGAGCTTCAGGATCTGCGCCCCGCTTCGGCTATGGGGTCACTCATGCGTGTAAGAGTTTTGGAGGTCCGTCCACAGGTGCGGGTATTCCCCGGCTGGTACGGCCAGGTGGTGGTTCGCGTGCTGGTGGAACCCTTCCCCGAAGAGGAAGAGGCGGTTCGGTTTGTTGAGGAGGTCCTTCGTGGACAAGGTTGAGTATCTGCTCGAAGCTCAGCGCTTGGTAGGGCGCCTCTTGGAACTCCCCGCCCTCATCCGGAAGGTGGGGGAGCGGCTGACCGCCCTCCGGGCCGAGCGCCGCGCGGTGGAGCGGGAGCTGAAGGACCGGGAGGCCCGGCCCTATCTGGCCGCAGAGGGGCGCTCCGCCCAGGAGCGGGAGGCCCGGGCCCGCGTCATGCTGGCCCAGGACCGGGAGTACCAGGCCCTGGTGAAGAGGCTGGACCAGCTTCACGCCGCCATTGACGTGGCCACGGAGGAGAAAAACGCCCTGGAACACGAGCGCAAGGCGATTTACGGGGCGCTGGTGGACCGGCACGCCCAGGCCCTGGAGATGGCCCTGGCCCAGGGCCTCTTCGGGGTCCGGCCCCCGGCGCCCCGGGGAGGGAACTGATGACCCGGGAAGAGCTCATTCGGCTCCTCAGGGAGGACCCGGAGGTCCGGGCCGCCCTAGTGGAAGCCCTCCGGGGGGTTCGCCCCCGCCCCCTGGAGGAGGCGGGAAGGGGGATCCAGGCCATTTTGGCGGAGGCGGAGCTGGAGTGGCTCCGCCGGAGGGAGGTTAGGGATGAACAAGAAGCCTAAGAGCAAGCTGGAGGAGTTGGTGGACGAGCTGGCGGAGGAGGGGCTTCCCCGGCACCTGCGGGTGGCCTACGCCCTCTACGACCTGGCCCGGGACATGGTGCGGGCGGCCAACGAGGCGCGGGACACTGAGGCCGTGGACCTGGGGGAGCTTTCCCGGCTGGCCCGCCGGGCCCTGGCGGTGCGCCTGGCCGCCGAGGCGGAATCGGACCAGAAGGCGCGGGAGGTGCTGGCCCACCCGCACCGGATGAAGGGGGTGGAGTGCCCGTGAGGCGGCCCTTTAAGAGCGCCCTGGACACCATCCGCAGCTACGGCCTCACCCCGGGGGAGCTTCGGGAGCGGGCCAGGCTGGCGGAGCGGCACGGCCAGGCCTTCCTGGCCCAGCTCTACCGGGACGAGGCGGAGGCCCAGGAGGCGGCCCTTCGCCTCCGGCCCTGCCCTCTATGCGGGGGCACGGGGCGCATCGCCGACGACATCTTCTGCTGGCGGTGCGACCCTCACCTTTCCCGGGCCTGGGTGGAGGTGCGCCGTGGACCATAGGTTCCTCATCCGCAAGCTCCGGGCCGACCCCGGCACCCCCTACCGCCTGCGCATCCGGGGGCTTACGGGGGAGGGGACGGTGTTCCTGAAGTGGGACGGAGGCGGGGTCATGTTCTACCTCCGCCCCCTCCGCCAGTGGGAGGGCCCCTACGCCGAGCCCAGGGCCCTGGAGGTCATGGCGGGCTGGCGGGTGCTGGAGGCCCGGCCCGTGGCCGTGGAGGAGGTGGCGTGAGCCTGCGCGAGCGCCTGAAGGAGCTGGGCTGGGACGGGAAGGCCCTCCTCACCCCCAACCAGGTGGCCGCCCTCCTGGAGGTGGGCCGCCCGGCGGTGGAAGACCTCATGCGGCGGGGCCTCCTCCGGGTGGTGCGCATGGGGAGCAAAAACTACATCACCCTGGCCAGCCTGGAGGAGCTGGTGGAGGGGACGGTGCCCCGCAAGCGGGCCACCTGGCTGACCCTGAGGCTCTTGGAGCGCCTGGGGGCCCGGGTGGAGCTGGCCACCCACCCCGAGGGCTACACCGCCCGGGCCCTGGGGGAGGAGGGCCGGGGGCTGACCCCTGAGGAGGCCGTCCTGGCCCTGGCGGACCGGCTTGCGGGGGAGGTGGAGCGTGAAGGTGGAGATCTCTGAAGGCGACCTGCGGGCCGCGGCGGAACTGCTCGTGCGGCGGGGGGAGTGGGGCGTGGCCCGGGCGGACTTTGAGCGCCAGTTCGGGGGGGACCGCCGGGGCCGGGCCATCATGGCCGAGCTCCGCAAGCGGGGCATCCTCCCTGTGGTGGTGGCGGAAAACCCCGCGGGGGACGAGGTCTACAAGGTGGCGGCCTCGGAGGCGGAGTTCCGGGCCTTCCGCCAGAGCCTGGTCTCCCGCATTGAGGAGCTCTACGCGGCGGTGCGGGGGCTGGACGAGGCCTGGGCCCACTGGCAGAAGCACCGGGCGCCCCGTTGGCGCCAGCCCAGCCTCTTTGAGGTGGGCGATGGAGGGAGAGGATGAGGTTCTGGCCTTCCTGGCGGGCTTCCCTTCGCGCTACCCGCGCCGGGTGGGGGAGCTGGAGGTCTACGCGTACCGCGACGAGCGGGGACGCTGGACGCTGGCCCTCTTCCGGGGCGAGGTCCTGGTGGCCCTGGACTGGGGCTGGGACCCGGAGGAGGTAGAGGAGGCCCTATGCAGGCGCTTCGGTTCGTACTTTGGCAGGTCCTGAGGGCGCGGGCGCTGGAGGACCGGGCCGCGCGGCGGGGCTACGTGCTCGTGGCCTCCGGCAACGTGCTGGACAGCTTCCCCGAGAACGAGGACCTGCTGATTGTGGCCGCCCACGCCCAGGACCTCGCCAACGACTACGGGGTGCCCGTGAGGGTCAGGCTCAACGGCCGGCACGTGGGCACGGTCTACCCCAGCGAGGAGGCGGCGGACGAGGCGGCGGAGGCGTGACCCCAGGGAGGAGGCCCGTGATGCTCTTCAAGCTGGTCCTGATCTACATCCTGGCCGCCCAGGTGGGCCTCCTGGCCCTCCTGGGCTACCTGGCCCTGACCCGCCGGGAGGACCTCCCCGAGGGGGCCTCCGTGGGCCTGGCCCTCTTCGCCAGCCTGGTGGGCCTCCTGGGGGTCTTCCTGGCCCTGGCGTGGAGGTGGGTATGACGGACTGGACGCGCTTTGTGGAGGAAGTGGAGCGCTGCCTGGCCAGGACCGAGAAGGGGGTCCCCGCCTTCTTCGGCGTGGCGGGGGCGGGGACCCCCTACTGCCCCCCGGTCGGGCTCCTGAAGGCCTACATCCAGGTGCCCGGGGGGCTGGTCTGGTACGGCCGCTCGGGCGAGCGCCTCTACTGGATGTGGCAGCCGTTGGAGGTGGCATGACCCCCGAGGAGGCCCTGGACGCCATCCTCATGCACGCCTACGAGGCCGCCTCCCGCGGCGCCTTCTTGGAGGTGGAGCGGGCGGGCGAGGTCCTTCGGGGGGCTTTGCGCAGGCTGGCGGAGGTTGAGCGGGAGCTGGAAGCCCTTCGGGCCCGGGAGGCGGCCCTGGCCCGGCGCCTTCGGGCGGTGGAGGAGGGCCGCTACCGGGTCCTCAAGCTGGTCCTGGAGCTGGAACGGGAGCTGAAGCTATGAGGAACGCGTTGATCGGACTGCTGATCCTGGCCTATCTGAGCACCCTGGCCATGAGCGCGGGCCACCTGGCCCAGTGGTACGCCCTTTCCCTGGGGGAGCTTCCCCCCTGGCTGGCCTGGGGCCTGGCGGGGAGCCTGGAGTTCACGGCCTTCCTTCTCTCCCTCCTCTCCAACTCCCTCCTCCGGGGCTCCTCCTGGGCCTCGGGCGGGGCCCTGGCCGCCCTGCTCCTGGTGTGGATGGGGAACGCCCTCTCCATGCGCCGGGCGGCCCCCGAGCTCCCCATCTGGGAGACCTTGGCCATGAGCCTCTTCGTCCCCGTGGGGACCTGGGTGGTGGGGAAGGTGGTGGGGGAGCTCCTTGCCTGGCGGCCACCCCACCTGGCCGGGGTGGCCGCCAGGGGGAAGGAGGTGGCCGGCGCGGATGGCCACTCCCCTGGCCAGATGGCCACTCCCCTGTCCACCCCTAGGACCGATGTGGCCACCCGGGAAAGGGGACTGGCCACCCCTGACCGGACCGGGGCGGCCCAGGTGGACAGGGGTGGCCACTTCCCCCCGGACGAGGCCGAGACCACGGCCACGCTTAGGGTGAAGCGGAGCGTGGACATGGAGTGGACACTGGAAGGCCGGGCGGTGGAGGTGGTCAGGGCTCTGTCCGCCCACGGCGGTCCCGTGGCCGTGGCCAGGTTGGCCGCGGAGCTGGGGTGGCCACGGACCACCGTGAGGCGGTACCTTGAACGCTTGGAGGAGGAGGGGGTGGCCATCCGGACGGAAGAGGGGTGGACCCTGGCCAGGGAGGTGGCCAGTGTTTGAGAACAAGGAGTTGTGGCGGGCCCAGTGGGTGGCCACGGCCTTGTGGCGGGTGGTCCACGGGGAAGCCAGGTGGATTCCCCTGAGCCCGGAGGACCCCCGGCCCTCCGAAGGCCTCCCGGCGGCGTCCTACGCCCTGACCACCCGTCAGGCCGACGCCCCGGCCTACCTGCCCGTGTACGTCCCTCCGCTGCCCGACCTGGGGGTAGAGCGGGAGCACCTGCGCCTGTGGCGGTCGGACTACCAGGCCTTCCTCCGCGGGCTCCACCCTGGGGAGCGCCAGGTGCTGGAGGCCTGGTTAGGGAAGGGGAAGGCCACCCCCCTGGCGGTGTGGAACGCCTCGGCCAGGCGGCTCCAGATCACAGCCCCCCTGGACGCGGTGGACCTCTTCGTGCGCCTGGCCAGGCGCGCCACCCTAGACACCCCCCCACCCCCTGAGGTAAAGTAGGGCTAAGGTTGGGTAAGTGCCCCCTGGGGAAGCCCCAGGGGGTAGGCCTTTTGGGAGGGGGGCGTGTGGACGAGCGCGTGGATGGGCTTATGCGCGTGGTGGAAGGCCTCGTGGACGAGCTGGCCCACCAGGGCGTGCCCGAGGAGAGGCTCCGCGTCTACCGGGAGGAGCTCCTGGCCCTCCGGATCTACACCCGGATGCGGGCGGAGCGGGACCGCCCCGGCTCCCTCTGGGCCAACCCGCGTCTCTGGCTGGTCCTGGCCCTGCTCCTGGCCATTGTCGGCGCCATGATGGGCCTGCCCGTCCACAAGCTCTTCCCCTGAGGAGGTGCGATGTTTCGCGATCCAAACCGTCCGAAGCTGATCCGAGGAGCCGTGCTGCAGGTGCTCTACCTGCACGCGATGGGAACCGAGTCGCCCCTCAACGTGGCGGACCCCTACGCCATGCCCAGGGGGGTCCTGGTGAGGACCCTAGAGTACTCCCACATCCTCCCTGCCCGCCCTGAGCTCAACGCCGCCGTGCGCTACCTCCAGGAGAAGGGCTACGTCCGGGCCGAGTGGGACGAGGACGGGGAGTTCCGCGTGGTCCGGCTCACGGAGAAGGGCATAGACCTGGTGGAGGGGTCCATCCGGGATGCCGGGGTCCTCCTGCCGCGGTGAAGGACGATGGACGTCCGGGAAGAACTCCACGCCCTCTCCGTGGCCATCCGCCGGTACCAGGAGGAGACCCTGGCCGAGATCCGGAAGCTCCGCCAGGAACTGGAGGAGGAGCGAAAGCAACGCAGGACCGAGCGCTGGCTCCTCGCGGTCATCCTGGTCCTGGCCCTGGTGGGGTGGGTGCGGCCGTGAAGCTCCACTACCGCAGGCACCGCCTCTGCAAGGTCTGCGCGCTCCCGGACGAGGTGCGGGAGCGGGTGGACGCCATGCTCCTGGGCGAGGAGACCGAGGAGGACGGGCGCCCCTACACCCTGGAGGGCATCGCCCGCTGGCTCCAGGCCCAAGGCCACGAAGCCTCCCCCTCGGGCCTGCACCGCCACGCCCGGCACCTGGCCCCGGCCCTGGACCAGGTGCTGCAGATGGAGCGCCTGGTGGAGGCGGTGGAGGAGGCCACGGGCAAGCGCCTCTCCTACAGCGCCGCCCTGGCCAACATCGTGGTGCACAAGGTCCTCCGCTACCTGGACGGGCTGGAGCTGGGGGAGGCGGAGGTGGACCCGGAGAAGGTGGTGCGCCTCGGGCTGGAGGCGGCCCGGGTGGCCCTCTCCCTGGAGCGGATAGACCGCTCCCTCAGGCAGGAGGCGGCGGAGCGGGTGGAAAAGGCCCTCCGGGTGCGGGAGATTGAGCCTGAGGTGATTGAGGCCATCAAGCGGGACCTCTATGGGCTTTGACCTCCTCCCTTACCAGCGGGCGTGGCTCCGGGACGAGAGCCGCTTCAAGATCGGCCTCTGGTCCCGCCAGACGGGCAAATCCTTCGCCCTCACCCTCGAGGCCGCCCTCCACGCCGCGGAGCACCGGGGGAGCACCTGGGTCCTCCTCTCGGCGGGGGAGAGGCAGAGCCGGGAGCTGGCCGAGAAGACCAAGGCCCACCTGGACGCCATGAAGCGGGTGGCCACCGTCATGGAGAGCCGCTTCTTCGAGGGGGGCGAGAGCGTGACCCAGCTGGAGATCCGCCTGCCCAACCTCTCCCGCCTCATCTTCCTCCCCGCCAACCCCCGCACCGCCCGCGGCTACACGGGGAACGTGGTCCTGGACGAGTTCGCCTTCCACCAGGACTCCGAGGCCATCTGGGCGGCCATGTACCCCATCATCACCCGGAGGCCCGACCTCAAGATCCGGGTGATGAGCACCCCCAACGGCCCCCGGGGGAAGTTCTGGGAGCTCTGGGAGAAGGGCGGGCCCGCCTGGAGCCGCCACAAGGTCACCATCTACGACGCCGTGGCCCAGGGCCTGCCCGTGGACCCCGAGGAGCTCCGCGCGGGCCTGGCGGACGACTTCATCTGGCAGCAGGAGTACCTCTGCGAGTTCCTGAGCGCCGAGGAGGCCTTCCTGCCCTGGAGCCTCATCCTGGAGGCCGAGGCCCGGGAGGACCCCCGGGGCCCCTGGAACCCCGACCAGGCCTACCTGGGGGTGGACGTGGGCCGCCACCGGGACCTCACCGTCTTCGTGGTCCTGGAGCGGGTGGGAGACGTCTACTGGGTGCGCCTCCTGGAGACGCTGCACCGGGCCCCCTTCGCCCAGCAGGAGGCCCGCCTCCACGCCCTTCTCCCCCAGGTGCGCCGGGCCTGCCTGGACGCCACGGGCCTCGGGGAGATGCTGGCGGAGAACGCCCGCCGGGCCTTCGGCTACAAGGTGGAGCCGGTGAAGTTCACCCCCGAGGTCAAGGCCGACCTGGCCCAGCGCCTCCGCCTCTTCTTTGAGGATCGCAAGGTGCGCATCCCCGAGGACCGGGCCCTCCGGGAGGACCTCCACAGCGTGCGCCGGATCGTCACCCCCTCCGGGAACGTGCGCTACGACGCCGAGCGCTCAGAGAGGGGCCACGCCGACCGCTTCTGGGCCCTGGCCCTGGCCCTCCACGCCGCCGAGAGCCCGAGGGGCCCCGTGGAGTACAAGAGCGTCCTCCGCCGGGCCTTCGCGGGCTGGAAAGGAGCGTTCTGATGCCCATCTTGGACGCCTACGGTAACCCCATCCCAAAGGAGCCCCCCCAGGCGGCCCGGGGAAGCCTGCCGGTGTGGCGGCCCTTTGCCGCCTACCCCTCCCGCGGCCTCACCCCCGAGCGGCTGGCCCGGATCCTCCGGGAGGGGGCCGAGGGCTACCTGGCCGAGCAGGCGGAGCTCTTCCTGGAGATGGAGGAGAAGGACGCCCTCCTCTTCTCCCTCCTCCAGACCCGGAAGCTCGCCGTCATCGGCCTGGACTGGCGGCTGGAGCCCGCCGAGGCCTCCCGCCAGGGGAGGCGGGTCCTCGGGGCCCTGGAGGAGGTGTGGTGGAACCTCCCCTTGGAGGACCTGATGCTGGACCTCCTCTCCGCCATTCCCCAGGGGGTGAGCGTGGTGGCCGTGGCCTGGGAGTGGGACGGCCTCCTCTGGCGGCCCGCCCGGTTCCGCTGGGTCCACCCCGGGGCCCTGGCCTACGAGGAGGCCCACGACCGCTTCCTCCTTTTGGGGGAGCGGGGGGAGGCGGAACCCTTCGCCTTCGGAGCGGCCATAGAGCACCGCTACAAGGCCCGCTCGGGCCTCCCCACCCGGGCCGGGCTCATGCGGAGCCTGGCCTGGCTCTACCTCTTCAAGCACTACGCCCTCAAGGACTGGGTGGTCTTCGCCGAGACCTACGGCCAGCCGTACCGCATCGGCCGGTACGACCCCGCCGCCGGGGAGGAGGAGCGGCGGCGGCTGGAGGAGGCGGTGCGCTCCTTGGGGGCGGACGCCGCCGGGGTCATCTCCAAGGACACGGAGATCCAGATCCTGGAGGCGGCCAAGGGCCAGGGCCCCCAGGTGTACGAGAGCCTGATCCGCCTCGCGAACCGGGAGATGGCCCAGGCGGTCCTGGGGCAGACCCTCACCTCCAGCGAGGGGGACGGGGGGAGCTACGCCCTGGCCAAGGTGCACGAGCGGGTGCGGATAGACCTCCTCCGGGCCGACGCCCGCGCCCTGGCCAAGACCCTCCGGGAGGGCCTCCTCAAGCCCTTCGTGGCCTTCAACTTCGGCCCCGAGCTCCTGGACCTCGCCCCCTACCCCGTGCCCGAGGTGGAGGAGGAGCGGGACCTGGAGAGCCGGGCCCGGGTGCTCCAGGCCCTCCAGGGCATGGGCCTCGCCCTGCCCGAGGCCTGGCTTCGGGAGGAGTTCGGGGTGCCCGCCCCCGAGGAAGGGGAGGCGGTCCTCCCCGCCCGCGCCCTCCAGGAAAGGCGGCCCCGGGGCATGGTGGCGGGGCAGGCCTTCGTGGACGCCCTGGCGGACCGCCTCCTGGAGCGGGCCCCCATGCCCGGCCTCCCCGACCTCCTCCGGGCCATCGCCGAGGCCCAGGACTACGAGGACCTGAGGCGGCGCCTCCTCGCCCTCTACCCCGGCATCCCCTTCGCCGAGCTGGCCCAGCTCCTGGACGCGGCCCTAGCCCTCTCGGAGCTGGCGGGCAGGCTGGCCCAGCGCCAGGACAGTGGCCTGGACGGTTGAGCCCGACCCCCTTCAGCCCGAGGAGGCCCTGGCCTGGTTCCGGGCCAGGCTCCCCCTCCCCGATCCCGAGTTCCGGGCCCTCCGGGAGGAGGCGAGGCGCCGGGCCTTCTGGGTCTCGGGCCTGGCCGCCTTGGACATGGTGCAGGAGGTCATGGACGCCCTGGAGGCGGCCCTGAGGGAGGGGACCACCTTCGGCGACTTCCAAAAGGCCCTCTCCGAGCGGGTGAAAAGCGCCTGGGGCGAGGGGAGCCGCCACCGCCTGGAGGCCGTCTTCCGCACCAACCTCCAGCTGGCCTACGGGGCGGGGCGGTGGAAGGAGGCCGTATCCACCCGGGAGCTCAGGCCCTACTGGGGCCTCTCCGTGGTGCTGGACGGGCGCACCTCCGAGGTGTGCAGGCCCCTGGCCGGGGTGGTCCTCCCCGCCGACGACCCCTTCTGGCGCTCCCACGTCCCGCCCCTCCACTACAACTGCCGGACCGTCCTGGTCACCTACGCCCGGGAGGAGGGGGAGAGGCGGGCCTGGAGGGAGCCCCCGGCCCACGAGCCCCAGCCGGGCTTCGGCCGCCCCCCCACGGAAGACGAGTGGAGCCCGGACCCCAAGGACTACCATCCCGAGCTTTGGGGGGCGTACCTCCGGGCGTTGGGGCGGGGGATGCCGGAGGCCGACCGCTACCTGGCCGGGCTCCTCGCCACCCGCCAGCCCAGGGCCACCGACTGGATGCTGGCCGCGGGGAGGGTGGCGGTGGCGGCCTTCCCCCCCTATCCCATCCCCGTGCGGGCCCGGGACCGGGCCTACCTCCCAGGAAGCCCAAAACGGGCCTTGAGCCGCCGCCTCCACCTCACCAAGCGGATCGCCGAAGGCCAGCTGGCCCCTGGGGTGGGGGAGGAGGCCTATGAGGAGATGGCCCGCCGGGCAGCGGCTGACCCTGAGGCGGGGGTGCTCCTCTACGCGGGCGAGAAGGGGCCCGTGGTGGCGATCGTGAGCCGCACGGAGTGGGCCGTGCCCGCAGAGGCCCGGGGGCCCGCGGCCGGGCCCGTTTGGTTCGTGGTATACTCCTTGCGAAGCGGCGTGCTGGCAACCGCCTACGCAGCTTCCTCTCTGGCCGCGCTCACCATACCGGCGGACGCCATATGGCTACGGAAACCTTCCTGGCTCCACGCGATCCCCTAGGATACGCCCGTTGGCTCTGGCAGGGCTACCTGGAGCTCCTAGAGGACCCAGACGGCTACGACGAGGTGTTCATCCTGGCCGAAGCCGAGGAGTGGCCGCTTTTCGTGGAGGCCTTGGCCCGCCTGGCCCAATCGGACCCCGCGGCGGCGATGGCCCTCGTGGACGAGGTGATGGCGCGGGCGGAGGAGCTGAGGGCCCTTGGGGTGCGCTTGGAGGACCGGGAGGCCTTTCTGAAGCGGTTGGGCTTGTGAGGACGGGAGGAGAACGGGGCCGGGGGAGAACCCCGGCCCTCCTCCTTTTGGGCGTTCGGTTCTTCCCGGCGGATGGCCTTCTCTGCCCCTAGAAGCCCCTTAGAAGGCCCGGCCGGGACCATGCCTAACCTTCCCCACTAGGCCCCGCCACCCCCCGCCTTCTCGGGCCTCTGAGGGCCGGTTTCTCCCCCCTGTTCACAGCGTCCAGCGCCCTTCAGGACGGGGCGAAGGCGGGTTTCTGACCTGGAGCGTGAGCGATCCCCGCAACACTTACGTTAGTGGTAGAATAGGAGGTGCCCCAGGGCGGGCGTGCGGTCGCGCCCAGGGGACTTCCCCCCTGGGTGAGGAAAGTCCGGGCACCATAGGGCAGGGTGCCAGCTAACGGCTGGGCGGGGTAACCCGACGGAAAGTGCCACAGAGAAGAGACCGCCAGCGGCCGGGGCTTCCCCGGTGCGGGCAAGGGTGAAACGGTGGGGTAAGAGCCCACCGCCTGGCCTGGCAACAGGCTGGGGCACGGCAAACCCCACCCGGTGCAAGGCCCGATAGGCAGGAAGGGTTTGCCCGGCCCGTTAGAACCTGCGGGATGGGCCGCTTGAGGCCGGTGGCGACACCGGTCCCAGAGAGATGACCGCGGAAACAGAACCCGGCTTACGGCCCGCCCTGGGGCCCCCGGAAGGGGGAGGGAGGGCGGTATGATGATCAGGGGTAGCCCTAACCTAGCTTCAAGTGTCAGGGAGATGGAGGACCGGGTTCGCAAGCTCAAGGAGTCTTTGGGCATCCCGCCGGACCAGTATCCCGTTGACATCGTCGGCATCGCTTCCGCCCTTGGGGTGAAGGTCTACGATGCCGAGTTCCATAACCCCAACATCTCCGGCATGGTTATTACCGACCGGAAGCGGGTGCCGAAGTGGGTTACCCCCGGAGAAAGGGCCACCATCTTCGTGGCCAAGGAGGAGTACCCGCCCCGAAAGGCCTTCACCATAGCCCACGAGCTCGGCCACGTGGTCCTGGGGCATGTGGGCGGGGAGGGGCTCCGGACGGACCGTTCCGGGGGCAGGCCTCCTGACAATCACTGCGTCTACGCGCAA